TTCGCCACCCGCATCGGCATGAGCCGCAGCCACATCTACAACCTCATCGACCTCGGCCCAGACAACGGCGGCATCATCGCCTTCCGTTTCGCCGGCCGCAACGGGTTGCGGATTCCGCTGTCCGAGCTGGAGCGGTTCAAACAGGTGTCAGCCGTGGCAGAGATGGAGGCGTGAACGTGGATAAAATGCAGATCGAATACTGGCCCATCGAAAATCTGGTCAAGTACGATAAGAATCCGCGCAAAAACGACCACGCCGTCGAAAAGGCCGCCGCTCTGATCAAAGAACACGGTTTTCGCGTACCCGTCATCATCAAGGGCGAAGGGCAGGTGATCGACGGCCATTTGAGAATCAAAGCCGCCATCAGTCTCGGCATGCGCGAGGTTCCATGCGTGCGGGCCGATGATATGTCAGACGCGCAGGTCAAAGCCTTCCGGCTCAGCGTCAACAAGATGGCAGAGTTTGCCGACTGGGATGCCGATCTGCTGCAGGATGAGCTTCTCGATCTACGCGCGATGGGCTTCGACCTCGAGTTGACGGGTTTTGACCAAGAGACGATCAACGTTCTGCTGCCAGAGATAGCGCCCACCGAAGGTTTGACCGATCCGGAGGACGTGCCCGACACACCAGAAACACCGGTGAGTGAAAAAGGAGACCTGTGGATTCTCGGAAACCACCGCCTGCTCTGCGGTGACAGCACATCGCTGCAGGATGTCGAGCGGCTCATGGATGGGAAAAAAGCCGCCATGATATTTACCGACCCGCCCTACAACGTGAATTATGTCGGTAAAACCAAAAAGAAAATGACCATCGAAAACGACAACATGTCAAACGAGGGATTCAGGGCATTCCTGCGCGACTGCTTTACCAACATGGCCGCGGTGACCGTTCCAGGTGGCGCTTTTTATGTCTGCCACGCAGATATCGAAGCGGTAAATTTCAGGGAATCTCTTCGCGAGGCCGGTTTTTTGCTGAAGCAATCCCTGATCTGGATGAAAAATCACTTTATCCTGGGGCGGCAGGATTATCACTGGCAGCACGAACCCATCCTCTACGGGTGGCTCGAAGGCGCAGCGCACCGCTGGTATGGCAACAGAAAGCAGCCCACGATCATCGATGGCCGTGAATCGGTCATCGCGGCCCCTTGTGAGGGGGGGGGGGTATCAGCTTTCCATTTTTGACGGCGAAAAATCCATCATCGTGCGCGTACCATCCTACGAAGTCCTTTCCGCGGTCGACAACAACCTGCGCGAAACAATATGGCGCTGCCCCAAGCCGCTGACGAATGACGAGCACCCGACGATGAAGCCCGTCGCCCTGGTTGCAAAGGCGCTCAACAACAGCAGCGGCAATGGAGATGTTGTCCTCGACCTGTTCGGCGGATCGGGGTCAACTCTGATCGCCTGCGAACAAAACGCCCGTATCTGCTGCACGATGGAGATGGACAGAAAATATTGCGATGTCATTGTGAAGCGGTGGGAGAGTTTTACAGGTAAGAAGGCTGAGCGGGATTGACCTCGATGTTGTAAAAAAACAGATGATTTTCAGTTGACACCAAGGTAATACCTTGGTAATATGCTATCAACAACGGGGCAATAAAGCCCAACCTAATCCGCCACCCACCAGGGAAGAGCGAAAGGAGAACAGCCATGACCATCGAAAAAATGAACCGCAACAGCTACGGTGAAATCATCAACCTCGGTAATGAAGAAGAACTGCTCGCATCTGCACAACACCTGATCAAAAAAGCGGTCAGCAAAAAGAAGATCCCCGCCAGCTTCGACACCATCAAGCGCGATCGCAAGGGGCGCTTCGAGGGCGAAGCCCTGCACCATGAACTCTACGACATCGCCCCCAGCGGAAAAAAAGCCCTTGTCTGTGTCCGTGAAACCGAAGGCAGCAAGTACGGCGTCGCCACGCGGTCAAAAAAATATTACATCATCCGCGCCCACGGAACAGGCACCGTCGTTTCCGAGGCAAGCAAAGCCGTTGCCGCCAAAGCTGCCAAAGCAGCCGGAAACATGATCGGCTACGCCCTGGCTGTTGTCGAAGGCAAAGAAAAGCTCAAGGTTAAAAACAGCCTCTCGGAAACGCGGACAGGGTACAAAGCCCTCACTACCGACAACGAAGGCAATCTCGTGAGCTGCTGGGATGGTTCAGCTTGGCCTCTGGGCAAATGCCGCATCGAAAAAGCCACAGGCAATCACCAGGGAGGTTTTTACTACTACAAAACGCTCGATCATGTCCTGGAGGCCGCCGCTAAGAACGAAATTTTTGGAGAGTTGCGCGAACACAAAAACCTCGTGATCGCCAAGGTCGAGGTTTCCGGCCGCGAAGAAAACGTCACAGCAACGAAAATCTGCGCCACAAAAATAAAGCCTGTCGAAATTGTCGCCGCAGCCATCTGATATCAAATCGGGGCCGGGCAACCGGCCCCTTAACAACAGGAGGAAAACCATGTCCAGTAGAAAAACGATTTACCTCACAGACGACTCTGAAAGAATAATCGGATCGCCGGATAGTCTGTCCGGGCGCATCAATTCAATCATCGGTCGGTATGAAAAAGTCACGACTGACTCCATGCCACCATTCACTGTCCAGGAATGGTGCGCAATCTGCGATGCCAACAACGGAACAATCGTGGACGATCAGCCACAGTCCGTCAGCTACATGTGGGCGAATATCGCAGATTCACCGGAGCTTGACGAAAAGTGGGGCGTCGATCGCATGGCTTTGGCAGAAAAAGTGCGCGACCTTAGCTTTGCAGAGCAGTGCTCTGTCGCCGAAGTCGTTCGCGCCTTCTGGAGCAACGATTGGAGCCAGGCAAAAGATTATGCCGATGTCTTCCAGGCCATCGGCGCCATAAAAAAATAACCCAACCCTAAAAAACCTGTCCAGGGCGTCCACAGCGCCCAAGGCGAACATGACACCCACCACCCAGCGCCCCCATAATCGGGGGCATGACTCAACCTCTCTTCACATCAGCCGAGCTTGACCAGCAGATCAGCGCCTATAAACAGGCGCTGATCGCGCTCGCCTCCGCGCAAAGCTACACCATCAATCACGGCAGCGGGCAGCGCACCGTCACTAAGGCCGATCTGCCCGAGATCCGCGCCACCCTTGAATGGCTGCAGACCGAGCGCGTCAAGCTCACCACCGGCTCTGGGCCGCAGATTGTCGCCGGGAGGGTCCGCCGTGGCTGATGCTCCCTCCAAATTCGCGCAGATCCGCCAAGCCAAGCGCCAGGCGGGCGCCCTGCAGAAAAGCGCCATGATCGGCGGCGGGCGCATGCCCGGCTTTTCGCGAACCGGCGGTACCGCCAGCGGCGCCATGTCCAACTGGTCGCCGCGGCGCGTCGGCTACCGCGAAGAGAGCCGTCAGCGCGAAGCCCTGGTCGCCCGCTCGCACGACCTGGTGTCCAACGACCCCCATGCCCGCAGCCTGATTGACTCTATCGCAATTAACACGGTCGGTCCCGGCCTGTGGCCGCAGAGCAAGCCCAACTTCAAGCGGCTGGGCATCACCGAAGAGCAGGCCGCAGAGATTGCAGAACAGGCCGAATGGGAATTTGAAGTCTGGAACCGCGAAGGCGACGCCACCGGCGTCAGCGACTTTTATGGGCTTCAGTTCCAGAACCTCTGGTCGCTGCTTGTAAAAGGCGAGTTTTTGAACCTGCCGCTCATGCTCGCAGACGACCCAGTTCGCCGCTATCGCCTCGCCATTCAGGCGGTAGATCCAGCGCGGCTGCGCACGCCAGCAAACCTTACGGGATTTTATGGCGTGCGCGACGGCATCAAGCTCGGCCCCCTCGGCGAACCCCTCGGCTACTACATCGCCAATCCCGCAGACGGTCAAGCGCTTGCCGGGCTGCCCTTCACCGATTACATCGAGCTGCCCCGTACCGTAGGGCACCGGCCCGTGGTCCTGCATCGTTTCTACAATAAAGACTCCGAACAAGTGCGCGGTGAGCCTATCATCACGCCCGCCATGAGCTTCTTCCGCAATTTCTCCGACTATCTCGATTATGAGCTGCTGGGCGCCATTATCGCGTCATCGTTCCCGGTATGGATCGAAAAGACCAACCCTTACGACGTCGCCAACCTTCCCGGCGTCGGCACTGAGCAGCACGACGATGGCTCCACCTCGCAATACCAGGAGGTGCCACCAGGCCAGATTATGTACGGGCAAAGCGGCGAAAAGCCCCACATCCTTAAAAGCGACCGGCCAGGCAACAGTTTCGAAATCTTTGTAGAAACATCCCTCCGTGCAATAGGTGCAGCCACCGGCATGCCCTACGAAGTTATCAGCAAAGACTTCAGCAAGACCAACTATTCCAGCGCCCGCGCCGCCCTCCAGGAAGCCTGGCGCGTGTTCGAGCTCTACCAGGACTGGATCGTCAACCACTACTGCAAGACCATCTGGGAGATGTTTTTCGAAGAAGCCGTCCTTGTCGGCCGCATCAAGCTGCCCGCAGGCGCTCCCGATTTCTACCAGTACCGCGCCGAATACTGCGCCGCCAGCTGGGTCGGGCCAGAGCGCACCAACGTCGACCCGGTCAAAGAGATGACTGCCGATATTATGGGCCTCAACTCCGGCACCACCACGCTTGCCGATATCGCCGCCAAGCGCAACAAGGATTGGGAAGCCCAGGCCAAGCAGCGCGCCCGAGAGCGCGACACCTTCCGCGAGCTGGGGCTGAACCCCGACCCGCCCAACGTGCGCGAAGCCAAAGACCCCGAGAACCCGCAGCAGCAACCGCAGGAAGAAGAAACCGCATGAAATACCTCCATATTGCAGAGAGGCTTTTCAACCGCCCGCTGATGATCGCAGAGCCCAAGCTCAACGTGATCCTGCACCTGTTCGGCCAGCGCTCCGGCATCGACCTGGTCGGCCTGCCCAGCGCCGACCTCGCCGCGATCAGCGACCGCGAACGCCAGCGCGCAGGCTACCGCGTGCAGGACGGCACCGCCATCATCGGCATTTACGGCCCGCTCTTGCATCGCCGCATGGATATGGAATTCCCCAGCGGCGGCCCCATGACCTACGCCGAAGTTCAAAGCGCCATCGACACCGCCCTGGCCGATGACGTCGTGCACAGCATCGTGCTCGATGTCGACTCCCCCGGCGGCGAAGTCAGCGGTGCCTTCGACCTGGCCGATCATATCTACCAGGCGCGAAGCCAAAAGCCCATCACCGCCATCGCCAACGAGGGCGCGTATTCCGCAGGCTACCTGCTTGCCAGCTCCGCCAGCCGCCTGGTGCTGCCGCGCACCGCCGGCGTCGGCTCCGTCGGGGTGATCTCGACCCACGCCGATTTCTCTCGCGCCGAAGACGCCGCCGGCATCACCGTCACCCACATTTACGCAGGCGAGCGCAAGGCGGACTTCTCGCCCCACCAGCCGCTCAGCGACGACGCCCTGGCAGAGCAGCAGGCCAAGGTCAACGACACTTACGACCTGTTTGTCGAGACGGTCGCCCGCAATCGCGGCATGAAGGTGCAGGCCGTGCGCGACACCCAGGCCGGGATCTTCGAGGGCAAAAAAGCTGTCGCCATGAAACTCGCGGACGAAGTCGCCGCCGCTGATAAAGCCATCGCAAGCGCCCGCACGGGCACCACGTCCAGAAAGATTGCCGCCCCAAGCGCGGCCAACGTTAAGGAGAAAAAAGTTATGACTCTCGAAGAACTCAAAGAGAACCACCCCGATCTGTACGCACAGGTCCAGGCCGAAGCCCGCCAGGGCATGATCGCCCAGGCCGACGCCGACACCGCAAAGACCGAAGCCGCCAGCGCAGAGCGCACCCGCTGCATTGATCTGGTCGGCGCCACTCTCGGTGAAGAAACCGGGGCAAAACTGCAGGCCGTGGTTGACGCAGGGCTCGACGCAGAGCAGGTGCAAAAGCTCGGCATCAGCGTTGCCCCCGCAGAAGCCGCCGCCAGCACCGCCCAACAGCAGATGCTCGACGCCATCACAGCCGCCGCCCCCAAGGGCGTCAAGGCCGCAGGCGTCCAGGACGACGAACATGCTCAGCGCAAAAACGTGGTCGATTTCATGGCCAAGGCCGGCAGCGTCAAATAACACCGCCACCCACTGACAGATAAAGGAGAACGCTCATGGAAACTTTTACCCCCGACAAACTGCTTGCCAGTGACTACCCGGCGGTGACCGACATTCGCACCGTGCTCACCGGCCAAACCCTCACCCGCGGCACCGTGCTGGCCGAAGACAGCGTCAACGGCGACAAGCTCGTGCCTGTTGATTCCGGCTCCGCCACCGCATCCATCCAGAAGCCGGTCTGCATCCTGGCCGAAGACACCGACGCATCGGAAGCCGACGCCAACGCCGTGGTGTTTCTCTCCGGCGCGTTCAACGAAGGCGCTCTGACCTTCGGCGGCACCGATACGGCGGATACGCACCGCAAGGCGCTTCGCGACCTCAACATCTACCTCAAAAAAGCCGTCAGCGCGTAAACGGCAAACATCATAAGGAGACCGAACCATGAAAAAAGTATTCACCAGTTTCTCCGTATGGGCCCTGCTGCTTGCCGTTGCGGTCCTGTGCTACCCCGGCGCCGAAGCCAGCGCCGCCACCACTGCCACCCATTTGGACATTATGGCGCTGGCGCCGCTGCTGGGCCTCGCGGGCATGATCGACATTTTCGACACCCGCACCATGCTCGACGTCGGCGACCAGATGAAACGCCCCAGCACGTCAGCTCGCGATACGTTCTTCCCCCGCGCCACGCAGTTTGACACCGCCTCCGTCGATGTCGACATTGTCAAGGGCAAGCGCCGCCTGGCGCCCCTGGTCAACCCCCTGGCCGAAGGCCGCGTGGTTGAGCGCACCGGGTTTACGACCAATACACTCAAGCCCGGCTACGTCAAGCCGAAATTCGTCACCACCGCGGGCGATCTGCTCAAGCGCAGCCCCGGCGAGGTGCTGTATGCTGGCGGGCGCACCCCCGAGATGCGCGCGCAAGAGCAGCTCGCCAAAGACCTCGGCGAACTCTACGACATGGTCACTCGCCGCGAAGAGTGGATGGCCGCGCAGGCGCTCACCACCGGGCAAGTCGTCATGACCATCAAAGGTGAAACCACCGACCAGACCGTCACGGTCGATTTCCAGATGGACAGCAACCACAAAGTCACGCTCACCGGCACCGACCTGTGGAGCGACGCAGGCAGCGACCCCTTGGGCGATCTCGCCACCTGGGCCCGCAAGTGCCGGCAGGATAGCGGCCTTTCCCCCACCGATGTGCTCATGGGTAGCGACGCCGCCGAAGCCTTCATCAAAAACACCGCCGTGGACAAAGAACTCAACAACCGCCGCATCGACACCGGCATGATCGTGCCCGAGAACCTGCCCAACGGCGTGGCCTACCTCGGCCGCATCGACCGCCCCGGCGTCAGTGTCGATCTGTGGACCTACGACGAATGGTTTGTTGACGAAGAAACCGGCCTCGAGGGTTCCGCCATCCCCGCCAACAAGGTCGTCATGGGTTCGCGCCGCGCTCAGAACAGCAAGCTGTGGGGCGCCATACAGGACATGGACGCTTTCGATTCCGGCCTGGTCGCCGCCAACCGCTTCCCCAAGAGCTGGGTTACAAAAGACCCAAGCGTGCGCTGGCTGATGGTGCAGTCTGCCCCGCTGATGGCGCTCAACCAGCCGGATGCTTTTGTCATCGCCACCGTGCTGGGCTAAGCGTTTCGCCTGAGATAAACGCCGGGCCGCATAAATAAACGCGGCCCGGCGCAAAAAGGAAAAGGAGCCCCCATGAAAGTCACGCTCAAGCAGACCGTAAAATATAAAGGCCAGTACCACGCCGCAGAAACCACGCTCGACGTGGTCAAAGACGTGGCCGAAAGCCTCATTGCCGCCGGTGCCGCCGCACCCTACCAGGCCCCGGTCGAACCGGAGCCCAAAAAGCAGGATCCGGAAGAAGCGCAGCTCATCAAGCAGATCACATCAGCGCAGACGCTCGAAGAACTGGAAAAGCTCGTGCCCGAAGACGAGCAGCGCGACGCCATTACCGCCGCCGCCACCGCACGCTGGAAAGAGCTCGAAGCGGCAAACAAATAATCGCCTGCCGCGCGGCGGTGCCTGTGCGGTCCAGGCCCTCTCCCTCCTGACCGTCGCGCGGTTTTTTTACACGATGGAGAGTTTTTTTGAATTTTGATATCGCCACCGCCATCTTGCTGCTCGTTGGGATCATTGGCGTCTCCGTGACGCAGGAGCTGGTAAAAATCTTTTTCGCCCGCATGCGCACGAGTGATTACGTGACAAAGCAAGACTGTGAAAGATGCAAGACCGGCGCAAAAGACGCCGATATCGACGCGGCCAAAAAAGTGCAGGCCACCGCCGAAAAGGTCGATGCCATTGCCAGACTTGTCCTCGCCATGGCGATCAAGATGGGTATCGATACCAAAGACATCCAGAAACTTATGTGAGGGGTCCGGCATGCACCAGGGCATCATCATCCACCACAGCGCCACCGCAGACACCGCCAGCAAAAGCTGGGGTGCCATCAAGCGCTACCATGTCGAACACAACGGCTGGAGCGATATTGGCTATCACTTCGGGGTCGAGCAGATCGGCGAGCGCTACGAAATCCTTGGCGGACGGCCCTTGCACAAACAGGGCGCCCACACCCAGGGTCACAACAATTTTATCGGCATCTGCATGGTCGGCAATTATGAAGATAAGCCCCCCGCAGACGACGCCATGCACCTGCTGTTTCGCCTCGTATTCGGGCTGATGATCGCCTACGGATTCAAGCCCGACCAGGTGCGATTTCACAGCGATTTTGCCGAAAAGAGCTGCCCCGGACGCAGCTTTCCCAAGCGCGAGCTGATCGCCAAGCTGCGCACCGCTCACGACCGGCTGTGCGGCAGGTGCATCGAATGATCACCCCCGGCCTCGCGCTCGATCTGGCGCTCAGCGATTTTGGCGAGACCGCCCTGATCGGCGGCACGCGCATCAACGTGCTGCTCACCCGGGCCGCCGTGGTTGCCGACCCCTACACCAGCGACATGGTCAGCGACGCCCCCGGCCCGTGGCTGGCTCTGGCAAAAAAAAGCGACCTTGCAGACGCCAACCTGTGGCCGCTGCCGGTCGATGACATCGTGATCGATGATGCCGCCTTCCGCGTGCTGCGCAGCCAGGCGCGCGGCGGCGAAGTCGAAATCTATCTCAGAGAGGTTTAGCCCGTGACCACCGCGCAAATGCTCGAAAAAGTGCAGCACGCACTCTCCACCGACACCGACCTGATCCGCTGGTGCCTCGAAAACTGCGACGCGCCGCCCACGATTCAGATCGATTTTGACGAGCAGCAGGAACTGCCCGATACCTGCTACCCGTTTATCGGCATCCTCTCTGTCAGCCACGACAACCGCATTCACCAGCGCAGCAACATCTGGACGCTGCGGCTGGTCGCCGCCGTGCGCCAGGGTGAGCTTTCGCAGCAGACCATCACCGTCGCCCTGCCCGACGATGAAAGCTACAGCGTAAAAAAACGCACCTACCCCGGTCGCCTGCTGGCAGAAGGTTTGCGCGAACAGGCCGTGGTCAGCCTGTTTAAAGCCCAACTCGGCAAGCTTACCCAGGGTAGTGACGATATGAGCCACACCTATCATCCCAGGTTTTACAGCCCGTTCACCATCACGATTGAAGAAAGGATCTAGCCATGGCCGATAGTTTTTTGGGGTCCGGAGACCTCTACATTGACCGCATGACAGACGCGGGCGCGCTCACCGGCGCAAAGGTGGCCGGCGCCACCACCCGCTTTGCCCTCAACCCTGAATCCGAGATGCGCGAGCAGACCGTTCACTGCCGGATAGGCAGCTTAGAAAGAAAACGAAGAACTCCGCGCCGAACTTGCAGAGTTCACTGCCGGATAGGCAGC